AGATATAGGTGCTTCGTCTAGGGCAGACATTAAGGGGCTATAAAAAGTAGCTATAGTATTTTCTTGTTCTGCTTTTTCAATACGACTACTAAGAGGCTCTGCTTCTTCTCCTAGTTGTCTCATCATCTCTGCCCCTAAGTCAGGATTTCGAGGGTCATCGAAGTCGCCAGCCTCAGCATCAAACCGTAGTCTATATTGAGCATAATAATCGTCTATTTCTTCCCTAGTTGAATTTTGTATAAATTCAGAATGTCTAGTATATTCATCTTCTGTAGCATTATCTAGGAAAAACATTTCATTTTCTACACTAGTGTCAATAGCATCTTGTTGTACTTGTTCTTGTGAAATAATATTTCCTTGAGAATCATAATCTAAGTCATCAAGCATAGGGTTGCCATCAGCATCAAGATATTGTCTAGGATCATCTACTGTATTATTGCCTTCGAACAATCTAGCTTGATCATCTATCTCATCAAATAAATCAATATCATCTAAAACATCATCATCTGTTAAACTATAGTCATCGAAAGCATCATCTAAATCAAAATCATCCAAACCTTCAACATCTATATCAACATCCTCATCAGATAACTTTTCAACCCTTTCTTTAAACGCAGGGTTATACTTAGGATTATCGACTATACCTAAAGCAGGTTCAGTTTTAATATCCTCAACCTTCTTGGTTAACCCAAAAGCAGAACTTAACTCTTTAGCTATAAGTCTACTAAGCGCACCCATTACTGTACGTTCCCACTAAATCCCGGCTCTCCGGGCGTAGCAGCAGCTCCAACACCGATGTTGCCACCACCTCCACCTGTCATGTCCTGAGGGCCTGTAGGAGCTTGTCCTTGAGGCGCTGGGACTCCTTGTGGCCCTGTAGGTGGTACACCCGGCTGAGGCGGTTCTGGCGGTGCTTGGAAGCCCTTGAGAATCTCAGCCTGTATTGCCGCATCTTCCATAGAGTTAGTCACCTTGTCAGGATCTAAGTCCATGCTTACAGCAATCTCACGAATGATATAGTCCATCTTAGCGAATGGAGCAAGTGTAGGGTTTTGTGCAACTTGTAAGAACTGCATTAGTCTTTGCGATCTTACTTCGTTAGCCATAAGGGAAGCAGTACCTTGAGCCTTAACATCTAAGTCACCTTTAATGCTAGGGTCATAGTCAAACTGCATGTTGAAACTAAAGAAAGCTTTACCTAGTGGGTTTAATAAATAGTCATCTACGTTCTTAATAACTGTACGGATTGAGCCGTTAGCCGCAGACATAAGCATAGAGATACCTGAAGCGGTACGACCTACGCCTGACACGCCAGTTTGACCGTGAGCAAAACTAGGGAAGCCTGTAGATTCGTCTGACAGTACTCGTGCCTTATCGAACAACTGCATGTTCTCTCCAGCTACGTTAGGGAACTTTGTGCCGAAGATGGCCTGTCCGGGTGCACCCCCCTGTCTCCGAAACACTTTGCCGGGGTACACAGATAGGTCTTGTCCCGGAACTAAGTTAGTCTCATCTACTTCAATCAGTAAGTTACCAGACAGTACAGCATTGTCAACAGCCATACGCATGAAGCCATTCATTAGAGTTTGAGTGTCATCCATGTTCTCTGCAATACCTACACCAAAGAAGCTGTAAGGATTGATCTCGTAAGGCATAGCATAGTAAGGTATAAGTGCTGGCTTGAAAGGATTCATAACCATACGAATGATCTGACCATTACAAGCCCACAAGTTTACGTTTACTTGTTCTGCATCTTTAAGTTCTCTAGGTATCTTAAGATCATGGTCTTCTAATATCTCACGATCAACAAAACCCCAGAACTCTTTTACTTCATAACGTTCTGCTTTAGAGCCTTGCTCATCGTCTTCCATTACTTGTTCCCACCACTTCTTCTCGTAAGACTCGCCTAATCTAATGGCATTGTCTATAGAGTTATCACGGAAGAAAGGACGACCTTTAAGAGCACGGAGTTGTGATCTAGACATCTTATGACGTTCTATAATGTATTCAGCTTCATCCATGTTAGCCGCATCAGGATCAGGATAGAAGTCCCATATAGATACGTTGCTAGTAGATGGTACAGTCTTAATTACAGGATCGTAGTTACCCTCGTCATCCCATCGTGGATATTCTTTGTTAGTAGCAAACGGGCCTTTCATTATGCCTGTACCAAACAAAGCACATTCAAATGCCGCTAAGCGTAACTGTTTGTTAGCTCCACTCTCTTCTAACTGATCGTGTATCTTCTTCTGCATCTTCTTAGCCGCAACCATTGCTGGCTTAATAGTAACAGTAGAAGGTGTAGTTCCCGGCCCTTCAATTAGTTTATCCATAACAGGAGCTAACTTATCAGACATACCGCCTAATCGTTCTGACAACTGTTGCATAGTCTCGCCCGGTTGTAGTTTAGATTCTTTAGTAGAGAAAGGTGTAAAGGCTTCTTTTAGTTCTTCTGAAGCATCATCAGCCGCAGGGTCTAAGTTGAAGTGTACTGTGTCAGCTATACCTTCAGGTAGGGTAGTAGGATCTACGTTAATAGGAAACTTGTTGTTACCAAAGAGAACGTCAACAATCTGACCGTAAGCGGCTAGAGTTTTAGTTTTAGTTACTTTAACAAACACACGAGATCGTTCAGCTTCTGTAAACTGTACGTCAGGGCTATACAAGCCTCTGTAGTTACGATATGCTTGCATCCACCGATCTTCATCAACACGCCTAGCATCTTCTGCTTTAGTGAATCGTTCATTAATAAAACCTATAATATTACCTACAGAAGGATCTGAATCTACATCATTATCCTTTACATCTTCAATGTATGAAGAATCCGCAGATTCAATATTCTCATCGTAGTTATCGTCAAAATCATTAGGGTTCATACTTAATATCCAAATGTAGGATCAGACGCTTGAAAGCCTGATCTTGATGTTGCAGGGTCATAGTCAAATATAGAACTACGGGGTCTGGTCATTATACCATATCTTAAAGCGTCATACAAATGGTCTTCAGAATGTGTATCAACGTCTTCGGGGTTTCGTTTATCTAGCGGTATGCTAGGTAGCTGAGCTACAAGGTTAGTACAATTGTTAAACATTACTAGTCTAGGCTTCTCAGTAAATTCATCTACTTGAAGTCTTCTGTGTATTTCATTCTTACCAGCAATACGTGAACCTTTTGATCTATCAGAAGGCCGCCATCTGCAACCCTTCATTATCATTTGCTCTGCTAGGCTCGGCCCTGTATCACCTCGTTTGTGCCATAAAGATGAATCAAGTACACCATATCTTATAGTACCATCTTCTGACTCAGCATCTAAAATCATATCAGCTAAGTCTGTAGCTGTAACCTTAGAGCAATACATCTCTCTATAGACAATCAGTTGTTCATCTGGAGCTACAGCAAACCATACAACTCCTGTATAACTTCCGTAACCATAGTCACAGGCTCTAAACTTAGCCCATCCATTTGGTATGTCGTAAGGTTCAACTACGTGTATCTTACGATTAAACTCAGGGAAAGCCGCCCCTTCATTAATATCCCAATCACCTTCGAGTAACTGCTTGCGCTGATGCTCAGGTAATGACAGAAGCATAGCCTCATAGTCGCCTGTATCAGCTAAGTAAGGATTGTCAAACAAACTAGCAGGTATAAACTTGCGTTTGAATAATGGTTCACCTTCTCTACTGTGACCTTTAGGATAGGCCAGTACTTCACCTGTTTCTACATCAGTAGCCCAGAAAGGTACGTTAGGAGTAGAAGGATCAATAAACATCTTCTTGACCCAAGCATGTCCCGGCCCTCCGGGATTTGTAGTCGCCCTCATGTACAAACCTAATTCAGGTGCGGCACTACGTAAACGTGAGCGCATATAATTCCACGCATAAGGACTATTCCATTGAGTCAACTCATCGAAGGCTACATAGTTAAACGCCTGTCCTTGGTAACGCATAACGTCTGTGTCTTTATCCAAGTAAGACATCCAGATCCTACCGCCTTGAGGTGTAGTCCATTGAGACTTTCTCTCTGACCACTTGATCCCCGGAATAGCTTTAGGGTATAACTCTTGGCTTTTCTGAATAAGCTCACGTAATTCTTCTGTCGTGTGTCGTACCAGTAGTCCACTAAAGTCTTTGTGTCCTAAGTTACGTAGAGGATCTGCTAGTGTGGCATACGATTTTCCACCACCGGCTGCCCCTCCATATAGTACTTCACGTTCACTAGCCGCTAGATATTGTGTCTGTGGGCCGGGATTAGCTTTAAATACTACTTCTTGTGCGAACTCTACATCAAAAGGTGCTGGTGCTACTTGCGCTGGTACTCTATGTACAGGCTCTTGCTCAACTATCCTCGTCGTAGGTGTAGTATCCAAGTCTTTCTTTTTCGAGCGTTTCGTATTGCGCTTTTGTTTCTTCGAGCCAGAGGGCAAGCTTGCGTTTAATTTGAGCAAGTGACTTACGTTTTCTTTCGACATCTATGCGCTTCTTAAGTCCATCATGGGTTATGCGTCTGCCTGACTGTGTAGTTAACCAAGCAGATACTTCTCTGTAAGAGTACTGCTTTAGATGTTTCTTTGCAAGCTCTAATAGTTCTAGCTCTGTAGGGATAGGCTCTAACCACTTCTCATCTTCCGGATCTATTATGTAGCCAAAGGGTACAGTCCGTTTAGATAGTCTGGGTATTCGTTCCCATCTTTTAATATGAGAGGGCTTTGGTAGCATCCAATAGCCCAATTCTGTTTTCTGGAAGTCAGTCTTATGTTTCATCGCCCTGTGAGGAATCCTTTGGTGGTAATATAAATAGACCTCCGCTAGACTCCACTGCAACTTTCTCAGTTTTCACTAAGCCAGAACGGTCAAGAACCTGACCTGCAGCTATCATCCTCTCCTTGACACCTAACTGTGTAGGGTCATCTAAAGCTGAGCCATAAGCTATAGCCGCCTTCGGGCCTAGCCTAGACATATACTCTTTAGTAGCATCAAAGATTTCATCCTTCAATGCTGACGTAATAGATCTAGTAGGTGTTCCGTCACTATAGCCAGCTAAACGCTTAGCCATAACAACATCTCCGGAAGCCTCTTCAAAAAGGACTTCCAGAAATTTTTGTTGGTTCTCTGTAAGGTTACGAGCCATTCATTCTCCGTCTGATATCATGCCTTGCGATACCTATATCTTTTAATTCTCTATCTGTAAGGTGTGTAAGTAACCACAGATCTGCTCTTGCTTGTTGTGACTTTTGTATTGATCCGTTTAAAGCTTCTAACCATTTTGAAAATGTTTTAAACATTATATTTCTCCAGTGAAAATAACTACAAGTAATTTGTAGCCTACTGGAGCATAGTTATATTTATATAGTTATATCATACTATAGATAATAATGCAACCCCGTTATGCTTTAACGGGCAGGATTGTAAAACTGCTTACAAGATATTAGTGCTTCTATTGTGTTAGCTGTTTCAGCATAAGCAACAATCTTATCACCTGCATGTAAATGTACATGACTAGAGTTAAACACGTTCTCTGCAGAGTTACCAGCTATAGAGTGAGCTTTCAATACATGATGGTAGTCAGTAGTATCTGCATGGTAAAACTGTATGTTTATTTTTTTAGTGGCACTATTATTATTAGACAGATGAAGTATATCTATAGTAGCATCATAATTAGGCGGACACGTATACACAACAGTAGCACTAGCACCTGCTGAAGTAGATGCTATTGTTTTTGCTTCTGTGTCTGTTGTGTAGTTACGATCAACCATTTACTTTCTAGCCATCCTATTAGTCTTCATAGAAGCACCGCAGTTAGCCATGCCACCAGCTTTGTATCCCATTTTCTTAGCTACCAGGTGCGGCTTTCTTCAAAGCCTTCATACCTTTAGTCATACCGCCGTGCTTATACCCTGACTTCTTCTTCATGTCTGAATCCTTCATCATTGTACCGTCTGGCATTTTATGCATACCTTTTTTCATTGTGAGTCCACCTTCTGATGCTCTAAACTTTGCAGTCTTATCTGCAATTTTCTTTGGTTGTTTTACGAATTGTTTTCCTGCCGCTGTGCCTTTACGCTTAGCCGCAGTAGTAGCCGCATATTCTGCGGAGCTTAAAGCTTCTCTTGCTTTCTTCGGGAGGTAACGTTCTCCTGTCTTACCACTGGGTTTGCCACTCTTAGTTCCCCAGTTCTCTTTAGTCCACTTCTTGAGTGATTTCTGTGGGGCTTTCATGACTTCTTGTAACCTCCACCTGCCTTTATATTGTTTAGCTAACATCTGAGCTTTACGTGCAGACCATTGACCTGCATTACCACCACTAGTTCCTGCTTTAATCTTATTGAATAAGTTCTTACGCATTGTTGGTTTAGTGTAGTTACCTGATGCATTGACAGCCATTTAAGATCCCTTTACCCATTTCTTAGAAGGAGACTTAGTTTTGCTACTGCTCCACTTTACTTTATTTGCCCAGTAAGCGGCAGACATCTTACCCTTCTTGATGTTCTTAGCGTGACGACTCTTGAAAGCCTCACGTTGTCCGGCGGTCTGGTTTGTCTTAACACCTTCCTGTCCGAACTTTATATACTTATACTTGCCACCTTCAGAAGCCATAACGTGATGAGACTTATCTGTAGAGTCATTAAGACGTTG